GTACTGGGCAAAGATGGCTAAGATGTTCCGAATCACACCAACAGAAGTAAAGCGTCAACGTTGCGCTAACTGCGAATACTACGACAACACTCCAGAGATGTTTGAAGCAATGGAGGCAATTCCACTTAATAAATACGACTTATATGATGGTCAAGTGCAACGTGGCTACTGCCATAAGCTAGATTTCATATGCCACACTTCACGTTTATGCAGCGCATGGGAACGTAAAGACTTTGAAAATCCAATGGAGGATTAATTATGCGTAACATGGATAAGATTGCAGAAAAGATTGGTAAAGTAATGGGTGAGTATAAAGATAAAGACCTACACTCTGGTAAGGGTGGTAAAGTCGTTAAGTCACGTAAACAAGCTATTGCCATCGCACTCAGCGAAGGTAACAAAATGAAGGGTAAATAATCATGAGTATAGTCGCAAGAGACCAAGGTGGTAATGTCGTAGATGCTTACACACCATCCACATCACAAGTATTTGCTGTAGGCAATACAACAGCACAATCAACTGCATTTGGTTCAAACACTACTTTGGTGCGTGTGTCGTGTTCTTTAGGACATTGTCATGTAGCATTTGGTGCTAACCCAACAGCTTCAATTACTACAAACATGATGATTGCTAATAACAGCACATCAATCTTTAGAGTTAACGCTGGTGATAAGATGGCTTACATTAAAGATGCAACAGTAACATCATCAACACTTTGCGTAACTGAGTTAGTTTAATGGCTTGTAAACCTAAAGGCAAAAAGCCACCTAAGAAATGAATGACCATTGGTTTATTATTTTATTGGCTGTAATTGCTAACATTACACTTGTTATAAACGCAATACATCATTGGTAGATTATGGACTATAGTCAGATATTAGGATTATTATTTAGCAACCCATCTCAACAAGGTGGGTTAAATGCTTTAAACTATCCTAATCCTTATGGTCTAAGGTCATACGAATTAAAAGACAAGCAAGGTAATGTAACTGGCTATGGTGGTGAGATGATGCCTAAGTCTACTGGTTGGCTAGGATTACTTACAGGTCAAGGCAATTTAAAAGGTAGTGACGTTACAGAGTATTCAATGGAAGACGAACGTGGTAGTTATCCATCAGTAGTTCCTACGCTAGACGAGTACGAAAGACTATCAGTAGCAAAAGGGATAATAACTCCATCTATTGCTAAGAAAGCAGCAGCATACAGAGATTTAATGCAGTCACAAGGTCAATCGCCTTTTTACAATGCTAGTGGAATGAAGTAACATGGCTGGTTTATTAGATAACAATATATTTAGTAATATGTCAGCATGGGATAAAGCTAAAACATTGGCTACTGGTTACGGTGGCGCATTGATGCAATCCGTACTACATCCTATTGAGCATTGGAATCATAGTGGCTATCCTAGCGAGTTAAGTGATTCGTTAGTACAAAAGAACCCAGAGGTAGGATTTCAACGATATGATAGGACACCATTAGATGTGGCAATTAATTACGGTGGTGGCTATCAGTACGCAACTTCTCCTACAGTATCGTATGACCAAGCTGCAAATAGAGCAAAGGCTTACCAGCTTAGTGGATATCTAGTAGATGGTATGCTTGGCAATAAAGACCGCCAAGTAGATGCAGTAAAAGATTACGAAGAGAATTTAGCCGGCATTAAGCAAGCAATAGAAGACAAGCGTGTTAAGTCTATTATGAACGAAGACAAGATACGTCAGATGTCAGCTAAGTACGGTAAACAGAAAGCAACGGCAAGACCGCAATACTAATTTTAACAACTGGGTGACCAACCTACAAGGAGTCACAAAAAAATGGAAGACAAAAAACTAGCTGGCAGACCTATGGGTCGTAGACATCAAGATGATGTAAGAAGTAAGATTCAAGCCTCGGCAATCATTAATAGATTAATGAAAGCATACGATGGTGAAATTGAGCTAACAGCAATACAGGTTAATATCGGAAAAACCTTATTAGACAAAATCTTACCTGATTTAAAGTCAGTAGAGATGAGTGGCGATGCAGATGCTCCTATGGTGATGAAAGTCATTACAGGCGTACCTAATGACTGATGAAGTATTGGAGTATGAAGAAGTAGAGGAAGCAGCACCAGATTTAGGTTATAGACCAAGACAACCTCAACTAGATATTCATAGGGCAGTAAATAAGAATCGCTTTACTGTAGTAGTTGCACATAGACGTATGGGTAAGACTGTATCAGCTATCCTACATCTTATTAATGCAGCATTAAACAACGAACATAAGAACCCTCGTTACGCTTATATTGCACCAACTTATGCACAAGCTAAACGAGTGGCATTTGATTACCTTATAGAATATACAAGACCATTAGGCGCTACAGTCAACATTGCTGAATTGCGTGTAGACTTTCTAGGAAGACGTATTAGCTTATACGGTAGTGAGAACGGTGACAGCTTACGTGGTCAGTACTTTGATGGTGTGGTCTTAGATGAGGTCGGTGACCAAGACCCAAAGATTTGGAATGAGATTGTAAGACCGGCACTAGCAGACAGAAAAGGGTTCTGCTTGTTTATTGGTACTCCGAAGGGGAACAATCACTTTAGAGAGTTCAAAGAACGTGCAATGGTCACAGAAGGCTGGAAGTTCTTAGAGTTTAAGGCTAGTGATACTGGCATACTAGACCCACAAGAGTTGGCTAGTGCTAAGAACGAGATGGGCGAGGATAAGTACAAGCAAGAGTTTGAGTGTAGCTTTGATGCGCCAGTAGAAGGTGCTTACTATGGGTCGCTATTACATGAAGCCGATAATGAGAAGCGTGTTACTAAGATACCTAAAGACGCATTGGCAAAAATTGTTTGTAGCTGGGATTTGGGTGTGTCTGATTCTACTTGTATATGGGTAGCGCAGATAGTAGGTAAAGAGATACAGTTAATAGATTGCACAGAGAACCACGGAGTAGGACTTGATTACTATGTTAGTTGGTTACGTGATAATGGTTATGATAAGGGTCAGCAGATACTTCCGCACGATGTAAGAGTCAGAGAGATGACCACAGGTCGCAGTAGACTTGAGGTGTTGATGGAAGCTGGACTAGACGTAACAGTAGCACCAAGCCTATCTATAGCGGATGGCATTCAAGCAGTCAGACGTATGTTGCCAAGGTGCTGGTTTGATATGGAACACACAAAGAACGGTCTGGTGGCATTACGCAATTACAGGCGAGAGTTTAACGAGAAGCAAAATGTGTTTTACGATAAGCCAGTTCACGACTGGTCATCACACTTTGCAGATAGTTTTCGTTACATGGCAATAGGGTTAGTAGAAGTAGATACAACATGGTCTAAACCATTACAACAAAATAAGGCATGGGTCGTATGATGAATGATGAAGAGTTAAAGGCACTATGTGCTGACGAGATTAATAACGCTATTGGCTACTTAGAGTCCGATACAGTTCAAGCTCGTGCTGATGCCATGAACTACTACTTCCGTGACAAGTACGGTACTGAGGTAGAAGGTCGCAGCCAAGTTGTTACCGGTGAAGTCGCAGAGGCAGTAGATGGTGCATTACCTCAACTAATCCGTGTATTCACGTCGTGCGAAGACGCTGTACGCTTTGAGCCAACCAGGGATGGGGAAGAACAACTAGCAGACCAAGCAAGTGACATGGCAAACTGGGTATTCTATAAAGACAACGATGGCTTCCTAATCATGCATAACTGGTTTAAAGATGCATTGCTACAGAAGGTCGGTGTAGTTAAAGCCTACTGGGAAGAGAAGAAAGACACCATTAAAGAGAAGTACAAAGGCTTGTCTGATGACGAGCTTGCTATGATTATGCAGACTGGTGAGTGGGAAATCACCAAACAAGTAACTGATGTAGTAATTGGCATGGATGGTATGCCATATAACACACATAACGTAACGATTGAAAAGATAAACGATGAAAGTCGTATCGCAATTGAGAACGTACCGCCAGAAGAGTTTCTAATTAGCAAACGTGCTAAGACCATTGAGGATTCACCATTCACAGCACACCGTAGAATGATTGCTCGTGGTGACTTGATTGCTATGGGTTACGATAAGTCTATAGTTGAAAGAATACCAGCCGGTGACCGATTAGAGTATTCACCAGAGCGCCTAGCACGATTTGGTCGTGACGAGATGCCAGACTACGCACAATCTACTGATATGTCTATGGAAGAGGTAGAGATATTTGAGTGCTACATTAAAGTAGACACAGACTCTAATGGCTTACTAGAGTTACGCAGGGTTATCATTGGTGGTGAGCAAATACTATCTAACGAAGAGTGCGACTATGTACCATTTCACTCTGTATGCCCAATTCCAATTCCACACAAATTCTTTGGTCAGTCACTAGCAGACCGCACAATGGACTTGCAACTAACCAAGTCAACTATCTTGCGTCAAATGCTAGACAACTTGTACCTAACTAATAACGCACGAGTAACTGCCGTAGAAGGTCAAGTAAACCTAGATGACTTACTAACGTCTACTGCCGGTGGTGTTATCCGTGTTAAGAACGCTCAAGCAGTAAATCAACTAAACGTACAGAACACAGCCGGTCAATCATTCCCAATGATGGAATACTTGGATGGTGTACAGGCTAAACGTACCGGTGTTAGCGATATGCAGCAAGGTCTTGATGCTAACGTGCTTCAAAACACTACAGCAACAGCCGTGGCAGCCATGATGCAACAGTCAGCAGGTAAGCTAGAGCTAATGGCTCGTTTGTTTGCTGAAACAGGTGTTAAATCATTATTCCGTGGCATCTTGCACCTACTATGCAAATACCAAAACCAAGCTAAGACAATCCGTATGCGTGGCAAATGGGTATCTTATGACCCACGTGAATGGTCTGACCTATACGATGTATCAATCAACGTAGGCTTGGGTAACGGTAACCGCCAAGAACAGATTGCTATGTTGCAAATGATTATGGCTAAACAGGAAGAAATCATCGGCAAGTATGGTGCTAACAATCCATTGGTAACTGTAACACAATACCGCAGCACACTTGGTCGTATGATTGAGATGGCTGGCTTCAAGGACACGACTTCATTTATTAATGAGATTACACCAGAGGCAGAGCAACAAATATTGCAACAAGCAAGCCAACCACCTGCTGACCCAACATCTGAGGCAGCACAATTATATGCCAAGGTAGAAGCAGACAAAGCTCAACTTACTGCACAAACCAATCAGGCTAAGTTGCAATTAGACCGTGAGCAAATGCAAGTTGATAACGCTCGTAAAGAACTAGAGATGCAACAAAAACAAATGCAGATGGAAGGTGACTACCGTATCAAGGAAGCAGAGCTGCAACTGAAACAGATGGAACTTGAAATTAAGACACAGGCATCTGATGGAAAACTACAGACAGAGCAACTTAACGCTATTATGTCAGCAATTACCAGCTTGAATGAAATGGTAAAAGGTGGTATAAAGGCAGAGTCACAAGATGTAGTGGATAATGTTGATTTAACTACTAGATATGGTGTAGAGGACTAGATTATGGGAATGCCATTTAATTACGAAAACGGTGGATTAAATCCAACACAAAGCAATAATAAAGCTGGTCAACTTTATTATGACTACGATACCGGTCAGCAATATTATATGGGTTATGAAGGCATGAATCCTAATGACCCTACAAATGGGTTAAAACTATTAGGTCAAATGGTTAGAACTGGTCAAAAACCAGTAGCTCAAAAAATATATGTAGATGGCGCAAACAAGCCACAAATGAAAACAGTACCTTCACATAACTATATTGATATTGCTGCATTGTACCCAGAACTAATGCAAGGTGCACAAGGCGCTTCACAGGCAAATAGTGGATTACTTGGTGGACAAGGTGCAGCACAATCAGCATCAAGTGGTGCAGGGCGATTCCTGTGACCAAATCAGAATGGGCAAACAATATGCTCCAAGACCAACAGTTCTTGGATGTATTTAAAGAAATGGAAGACTTACAGATGTTACGGTGGGCTAATTCACCGCTTTATGATTACGATGAGCGACAAGATGCTTACACAAAGCTAACTGCTATACGTGAAGTCATGGCTCATATAGTAGGCATGGCAGATGACCGCAAGATTAATGCAAAACGCTGGAAAATACTTTAGCAAAGATTTCTTGGCTAGGTTCGCTACCGAAAAGATGACTATCCATCATCCTGCCAAGATTTTATAAGTGGATAATTGAAAGGGATTTCAAGATGATTACACAAGCAGAATTAAAAGAACGATTAGATTATGATGCAGATATAGGTATTTTTACTTGGAAAGTATCACATGGAAAAGTAAAAGCTGGATGTGCTGCTGGAAGTTTTGATAAAGACAACTACATTAGAATTAGATTGAATAAAAAAGATTATAGGGCGCATCGCTTAGCTTGGCTTTATATGTATGGGGAATTCCCAAATGGTAAGTTAGACCATGCTAATAGAATTACCAATGACAATAGAATTAGCAATTTGCGGTTAGCAACAAATGAACAAAATAGTTTTAACTCTAAACTAAGAACAGATAATACTACTGGTATTAAAAATGTTTATTGGAATAAAGTAAGAAACAAATGGCAAGTATCATTAAGCATTAATAAGAAATTAGAAACAATTGGTTATTTTGATGATATTGAATTTGCTGATTTAGTTGCAACAGAGGCAAGAAATAAATATCACGGAAATTTTGTTAGGCATCAATAAAGCAAAGATTTTATAGTATCTATAAAACGTGGCTAGGCGCACTAGCATATGGAGATTTACATGACTACCGACACCAACCCTAACGGGAGTGACACACAAAGCAATGGCAGTATCAATGAAGCACAAAACGCATTCTACGGCTTAATGGGCGGAGATGAAGCACCCGAAGAAGGGCAAGCTGATGAACAACCAGAGCAAGAGAATGAAGAGGTACAAGAGCAACAAATAGAGCAAGAGGATGATGGCTCAGAGGAGTCTGACTCAGACCAAGACGAACAACGGTTTAATGTTAAAGTCGGTGGCGAAGAGAAAGAACTAACCTTAACTGAACTAAAGTCACTAGCCCAACAAGGTGCTGACTATACCAAAAAGACGCAACAAGTAGCAGAGCAACGCAAGGCATTACAGGCAGAACAACAAGCTATTGAAGAAGCCAAGTATATGCGTGATGCTTATGCAGAACGGTTGCAGGCAATGGAGCAGTTACTGAATGCTCAACAACCACAGGAAGACTTGGACTACTTAAAAGAGTCCGACCCTATTGGTTACGCTGTACGAGTGGCAGAGATGTCGCAGAACAAAGAGAAGTTATACGCAATACAAGCTGAAAGACAACGCATTGCAGAAATGCAACAAGCGGAGCAACAGCAAGGACTGCAACAATTCCTATCTCAACAGGCTTCTGTGTTATCTGAGTCATTACCGGAATATAGCGACCCAGTTAAGGGAGAAAAACTAAGGTCAGACTTGCGCTCGTTCGCAAAGAACTTAGGATTCTCAGACCAAGAGCTATCGGCAGTACGTGATGCTCGGCACGTTATGGCATTGTATAAGGCAATGCAATATGACAAATTACAACAATCTAAGCCTCAACTAAACAAGAGGGTTAGTGAACCGCCTAAGACTATTAAGTCTGGTAACAGTAACACAGCAGTAAATACTGACCAGGCTAAAAGGGCAATGGCTCAATTACAAAAAACAGGCAAGGTGCGTGACGCTGCATCTGCTTTTGAAAACTTTATTTAAGGAATTATCATGGCAACATATCAAACCTATCAGTCCATCGGCAATCGTGAAGATTTAGCTGATGTTATTTACAACATCTCACCTACAGATACTCCATTTATGACATCTGTTGGTAAAACCAAGGCTACTGCTGTTTATCACGAATGGCAAAAAGACAGCTTGGCTTCTGTAAACGTATCAAACGCTGTTGTTGAGGGTGCTACTGCATCTGATGCTACAATGTCACCAACTACTCGTATTGGTAACCGTACTCAAATCTCACAAAAAACTGTTAAGATTTCTGGTACTTTGGAAACTGTAAACAAAGCTGGTCGTAAATCAGAAAAAGCCTATCAATTGGCTAAGGCTTCTGCCGAAATCAAACGTGACATGGAAGCTATCTTGTTAAGCAACCAAGTTGCTGCTGCTGGTGACGCTTCAACTGCTCGTACTTTAGGTGGTTTACAAACATGGTTAGCTTCAAACACTTCTAACGGTTCAGGTGGTTCTGCTGGTGCTTCTGGTACTACTGCACGTACTACTGGTACTGACCGTGCTTTCACTAGCACTATCTTGAACACAGTTATTCAATCTACTTACACTAACGGTGGCGCACCAACAATCTTGATGGTAACACCTGCACAAAAAGTAGTTGCATCTACATTTGCTGGTATTGCTACTCGCTTTAAAGATGTTCCAGGTAATGTTCAAGCAGCCATCATCGGTGCAGCAGACGTTTATGTTTCTGACTTTGGTACTATCTCTATCGTGCCTAACCGTTTCATTCCTAACGCTGACAACGATGATACAGCATTCTTATTAGACCCTGAAATGGCAGCCGTAGCTTACCTACGACCATTCCAAACTAATGAGCTTGCCAAAACTGGTGACGCTGATGTAACTCAACTTTTGGTAGAGTACACATTAGAAGTTAAGAACGAAGCAGCACACGGTATCATGTCTGACTTAACCTAGTAGTTAGTTAAATATGTGGGGAGGGGAAACTCTCCCCCATAATGAGGTTATATGAGCAATACACTATCAAACGGAATTACCAATACATCATTTGTAGATAACGGTGATGAGCTAGTCATACTTAAAAGCCAAGACATCTCCAACATACTAGAAATGAACAAGCGTGAATACGCTGCACAAGACGAACGTAAGACATGGGGAAACGATGCATTCAGCAATAAGGTAGCATCCATACCGCTTACTGTGTTCTCAGAATTAGAAAAGCAAGGCATAACACGAGGCTTTGCAGTAATAGATAAGAAACGATTTAACGCATGGTTAAACAACCCTGATAACAGGGCATTTAGAACAAGGGCAGGGCGCATATAATGGCATTGACAAATTACTCTGACTTACAGACTACGATTGCCAGTTACCTAGCTCGTAGTGACTTAACGGCAATGATTCCTGATTTCATTAGGCTTGCTGAAACACGATTACGCAGAGAATTACGCATACGTCAAATGCTAAAGGTAGTAACGACTACGGCAGTAGCAGGTGATTCTACGGTAGAGCTGCCATCAGACTTCTTACAGATGCGTGACCTACACATAGCAACCAACCCAGCAACAACATTAGAATATCAATCACCTAGCGCATTGTTTCGTAATGCTCGCACTACTGACTCTGGTCTACCAAAACAATACACGGTATTAGCGCAAGAGTTTCAACTAGCTCCAGTACCTGATAGCAACTATACAATTAATCTTTTATATTATGCTGCACCAACATTTTTAAGCAACACTAATTCATCTAATGCATTTATGGCTAATTGTCCTGACTTATTACTTTATGGTTCTTTGGGTGAGGCAGAACCTTATCTTATGAATGATGCAAGATTGCAGACTTGGGCTACATTGTATGACCGTGGTGTAAATGCATTAACTGTATCAGATGACCAAGGTGAGTATGCTGGGTCACCAATTTCAATCTCAATAGCAACACGATAAAGGAATTATTATGTCAGAAATGTCCAATTACTTAGAGAATGCTCTAATCAATGTAACGCTACGAGCTACAGCCTATACAGCACCAACAACTATTTATGTGGCTTTATTTACTACAGATCCTACAGATGCTGGTACAGGTACTCAAGTATCAGGTGGCTCTTACGCACGTACTGCAGTAACATTTGCTGCGCCATCTAACGGTGTTAGCTTATCTAACGCAGACTGTACATTCCCACAAGCTACGGCATCATGGGGTACAGTTGGTTGGATTGGTCTATATGACGCATCAACGGCTGGCAATCTTTTGTACCATACTCCACTAGACGCAGCTAAAACAATTGATACAGGTGATATATTTAAGATAGCTTCAGGCAGCCTTTCAGTTACATTAGCTTAGGATAAAGCATGGCTCTTATAGTCAAGGATAGGGTACAGGAAACAACGTCCACCACAGGTACTGGTACGCTAACACTTAGCGGTGCTGTATCTGGTTATCAGACGTTTTCCTCTGCAATAGGCAATACCAATACAACTTATTATTCAATTACAGATGGTGTAAATTGGGAAGTTGGCATTGGTACGGTTGCTGCTGGAACTTTATCTAGGGACACAATTTTATCATCATCTACCGGTACTGCCATATCATTTGGTGCTGGGGTAAAAACAGTATTTGTTACTTACCCTGCTGACAAAGCAGTTACTATAGATGGTGTACAAACTTTAACTAATAAAACCTTAACAAGCCCTGCTTTAACTACACCAACATTAGGAACTCCTGCAAGTGGTACTTTGACATCATGTACTGGTTTACCACTTACCACAGGTGTGACAGGAACTCTACCAATAGCCAATGGTGGGACAAACTCAACTGCTACTGCTACCAATGGTGGTGTAGGTTACGGAACTGGTACTGCTCATGCTTATACGGCAGCAGGTACAGCAGGGCAAGCGATTGTATCAAATGGTGCAGCAGCTCCAACATGGGCAACACTTACATTAGAAAACTTACCAGGTTCTTGGGTTAAGAAAGCTGTTGACTGTGCTACTACGGCAGCACTAACAATAAACACAGCTCAAACTACTATTGATGGTGTAACGTTATCTGCTGCTACTCGTGTATTAGTTAAAGACCAAGCAGCTCCAGCACAAAATGGTATATACACAGGGTTAACTACTACAACATGGGTTCGTGCTACTGATTCAGATACTGCTGGAGAAATTGCAGGGGCGCACGTTAACGTAGACGCTGGTACTGTAAATGGCGGTCTAGTATACGACAATGACTTTAAGTCTACAGACACTCTTGGTACTACAGGAATGCCTTGGTATCGTGTTGTTGATACAGGCTACACAATTCCAGCAACACAAGGCGGGACAGGGCAAACATCCTATGCCGTTGGTGACTTAGTTTATGCATCAACTACTACTGCTTTATCTAAATTAGCGGATGTTGCTACAGGTAATGCGCTTATTTCAGGCGGTGTCGGTGTAGCTCCTAGCTATGGTAAAGTTGGTTTAACTACCCATATTTCAGGAACATTAGCCGTTGCTAATGGCGGTACAGGAGTCACTACATCTACTGGGTCAGGAAATACTGTTCTTTCCACTAGTCCAACTCTAGTTACTCCAGTATTAGGGACACCATCAAGCGGTACGTTAACTTCATGTACTGGATTGCCTATTTCTACTGGTGTATCAGGTCTAGGTACAGGTGTTGCAACATTTTTAGGTACACCATCAAGTGCCAATTTATTATCTGCTATGTCAGATGAAACAGGAACTGGATTATTAGTATTTAATACAAGTCCTACGCTAGTAACACCAATTTTAGGTACACCAACAAGTGGTACACTAACTAACTGTACATTTCCAACGCTTAATCAAAATACAACAGGAAGTTCAGGTTCTTGCACAGGTAATTCTGCAACAGCTACCGCCTTGTCAACAGCTTCAGGGTCTGCACCTTCTTATGCAACTAGAGCTTGGGCTAAGTATCAGATGGATGGTGCAATTGGGGCAGCAACAGTTAATGCTAGTGGGAATATTTCAAGCATTTCTAAAACATCAACATCGGCTGCTACTATTAACTTTTCAACAGCCATGCCAGATGCTAACTTTTCAATAGTAGGTACAACTACATCGCAAACAGCAGATGCAAAATATATAGTTGCATTAAATACAAGTTCAGTATTTAGTACAGGTAGTATTACAAACGTACAAACATGGTTTCCTAGTGGTGGTGCAGGTACAACTTGTAGCAATACTTGCGTTATTATTATAAGGTAAATAAAATGGACTCAATAGCAATTTACCCACAAGAGGATGGAAGTATAGCCTTTTTATATGGCGCAGACGAATGTAGTTTATCTATGTTAGAAATAGCAATAAAAGATGTACCTGCTGGTGTTCCTTTTTTAATTATTCCAGACGAATTAGTGCCAACAGATCATACTTTTTTTGATGCTTTTGAAGCAGATTTTTCTAATCCTGATGGATATGGAATAGGATATATTGCTTGGCATGAAAAACAAAAAGCTAAGGAACAAGTATGATTACTATTAATATAGACAAAGCTAAAGTAATTACTAAAGAACGCTTGCGTCAAGAACGTATACCATTAATGCAAGAACAAGATATCGCATTTCAACGTGCATTAGAAAGTGGCGCAGATACAACAGCTATTGTTGCAGAAAAACAACGCTTACGTGATATTACTAAACAAGTAGATACATTAGAAACATTAGATGATTTAAAAGCAATTAAGGCTTAGTTATGTTTGGCATAGTAGCATTCTCTCAATTACCATTTAGCTCATTAGTAAGCAATGTATTATTAGCTTCTGCTGCTATTGATGGTAATGCTACCGTTACAGCAAATGCCGTTGCAATTTATAGCAGACAAGCTGTTATTGCAGTAAATGCTGACGTAACTGCCAACGCTTATGCAATAAGAACAAATGCAGCTCAAATTAATGGTCTTACAACCGTTAGTTCTAATGCAATTAGGACTAGGACATCAACTGGAAGTATTAATGCGTTAGCAAGCGTTTCTAGCGGTTCTAGCGTTACTTATAGCGCAAATGCTATAATAGTAGGCAATGCAACTGTCTCATCTGACTCAATACGCATAAGAACATCAAGTGGTGCTATTGATGGAACTGCCACAGTAACAAGTAATGCATTAAGAATTAGAACATCAACTGGTTCAATAAATGGAACGGCAGTAGTTACTGCTCTTGGTGGTGTTGAGTATAGCGCAGTAGCAGGAATTAATGGTTATGCCTTAGTAGGTGCTTATGCAAATGCAATTTACTCTGCATACAGTCAAGTATTAGCAACAGTAACTGTAGTTGCAAATGGTACAAAATTAGGGGATAACTGGACACCTATTCCTGTTGGAGATAATACTTGGACAGACACAACTGTTAGCGAAAATACTTGGACACCAGTACCAGTAACTAGTAATACTTGGACAGATACATCAGTTACATCAAATACATGGACAGAAACACCAGCAACTAGCAATACATGGCTTTTAAAGGGATAAATTATGGCTAAGAATAAGATAAGTGAGTGGAGTGCTACGGCAGCAAATAACACCGATATTGGTGGCATAGATATTGCTGAGGGTTGTGCGCCATCTGGTATTAATAACGCTATTCGTGAGTTGATGGCTCAAGTAAAAGACCAACAAACTGGAACAGATGCAGACAGCTTTACCGTAGGTGGTAACTTATCTGTTACTGGCACGACTACTGCTACTGGTGCAATAACTGCTACTGCTGGTGTTACTGGTAATGTTACTGGTAACGTCACAGGAAATGTTACTGGAAATTTAACAGGAAACGTCATAGGAAACTCTACTGGCGCACATAATGGTTCTGTTGGTGCTACGACACCATCAACTGGTGTATTTACTACTGCATCTGCATCAAGTGGATTTATAGGCAATGTTACAGGCAATGTTACTGGTAATGTTACAGGTACAGTATCAGGTAATGCAGGCACAGTTACTAATGGTGTTTATACAACAAGTTTTACTGGTTCAAATCAATCTTTAACATCCAATGGATATCAAAAACTTCCAGGTGGTTTAATTTTACAATGGGGAACAACTGCCAGTATTTCAGGTAATAGTTCAGTAGCAGTAACATTTCCAATTGCATTTACAACATTATTATGTGCAGTTGGTGGAAAATTTGGTGGTACAGCAGCGCAAGATGGTGGTTCAGGTCTTTTATCTGCAACAGCAACTACACTAACAGCTTATAATGGAAGTGATACTATTTCTGCACCAGTTAGTTGGATTGCATTGGGATTATAAATGGCTACTCAACGTATAGCATTTACAGAATGGACTCCAGATTTACCTGGGGTTGCTGAAAACTTATCTATTGCAAAAAATGTAGTGCCAACTGCATTAGGATATAACCCATTTCCATTAGCAGTAAATTACTCTGCTGCTGCAAGTGAGTCACTTAATAATGTATTTGCTGGTAAGTTTAGTTCTACAACAAATGTTTTTGCTGGCGGTGCTACTAAATTATTTAAATTAGATGGTTCTACCTTGGCTATGAATAATGTTTCTAAAACAGGTAATTATTCTGCCATTGTAAAATGGAACTTTATTCAATTTGGCGATACAGTAATTGCGGCAAATAATATCAATAAATTACAAAGCTATACACTAGGATCAAGTTCATTATTTGCTGATTTAGATGCAAGCGCACCAATAGCAAAATATGTAACAGTAGTACGTGACTTTGTTGTGGCTGCTAACTTAGATGCTGGTAGTAATGCTAATAAAGTTCAATGGTCTAATATTAATGATGAAGCAAACTGGACACCAGGTGGAGCATCACAATCTGATTTTCAGATAATTGCAGATGGTGGAAATATTACAGGCATGACTGGTGGTGAATTTGGTCTTATCTTACTAGACCGAGCTATTGTTCGTATGTCCTACATTGGCTCACCACTATTCTTCCAGTTTGATACCATTAGTCGTAACATTGGCTGCGTAGAAGGTAACTCTGTCGTACAGTACGGCAACATGACTTACTTTTTAGGTGCAGATGGATTTTATTCATGCGATGGTTCTACTATTACTGCCATTGGTACGCAAAAGGTAGATGCTTGGTTTTATGCTAACGTCAATCAATCAAAACTTAGCTTAATGTCATCAACCATTGACCCATTTCGTAAGATAGTTGTATGGAAATTTGTGGACAACTTTGCACAAAATACTTTGCTTATATACAACTGGCAAGTACAAAAATGGTCTTATGGAACAACAGACGTTGATTATGTAGCAAGTTCTGCTTCAGTAGGCATGACATTAGAAGGTTTAGACTTGTACGGTAATATGGACACATTGACTACATCATTAGATGATGGTTTATGGGCTGGTGGTAAGTTCTTATTTGCTGGGGCAAGGTCTGATAAAGTAGTAACATTTACTGGGGCTAATTCTGCTGCACAAATTACCACAGGAGATATAGGAAGCGAAACTACATCTGTTGTTACATTAGCACGACCAGTAGTAGATAATGGCTCTGGGAGCGTAGCAATAGCGTCTAGAATGCTTTTAAGTGCAGTACCAGCATTAGGTTCTTATATCGCAGCAGATAGTGAAAATCGTGTATCATTAAGAAGTAGTGGTAAGTACCATCGCATATCAGTAATTCCTACTGGTGACCGTTGGTCTAATGCCATTGGAGTTGACATTGATGTTACACCACAGGGTACTAGATAATGTATCGTAAACTTAACCCATCAGGTAGCACACCTCGTGAAATATCCGAGGTAGTGAACAACCTTGTTGAGGGTAAAAGTAACAATACTGGTACAGTTACTTTAGCTGTTGCTGGCTCTACAACTACAACACTTACTGATGAACGTATTGGCTATGACTCTTTAATATTGTTTATGCCTACAACTGCTAATGCAGCATCAGCATTTGGCGGTCTATATGTCAGCGCAAGAACTAAAGGTAGTGCAACATTGACTCATGCAGCAAATGTATTGACAGATAAAACTTACGGTTATGTGGTAATTGCATAATGGAATTTTCATACGTACAACCTAACGAACTAAGACATTGCTGGTGGTGGGTTCGCCAAGGTCTTGAGAAGGTTCGTGCCAAGGGTCATTCAGAATGGCTTGCAGAGGACATATATTGCGACTGCTACGAGCAACGCTCTATGTTGTGGATATTGCCAGAAAAGAAAGGTTTTATAGTATTACAGCCTAACGGTGTAGAGATGCACATTTGGGCAGCATGGTTAGATTCAAGCAACCCTGATGATTTATCCTTTGGACTTGAGTTTGCCAAGAGCATTGCTAAACAAGGCAACTGCAAAAAAGTGACGTTTTCTTCTATGCGTAGTGGATGGGAAACGAGAGCAAAACAATTAGGATTTAGACCAAGAAATTGGGAATTAAGCATTTAGGAGTATTACATGAAATACAATCACTTAGATATGTTGCCAGAGTTAGCATTCAAACCAGTAGGCAAACGCATGACCTTAGAGGGCGGTAGCGGTGGTGGCTCTCAAACTTCAACTACTGGCATTGACCCAATACTCAAGCCTTATGTAAGTTATGGGTTAGGCGAAGCAAAAAAACTATACCAAGGCGCTAGTCCACAATATTATGCTGGTCAAACTTATGTAGCCCCATCTGCAAATACATTGTCTGCTTTACAGGCAGCAGGTAATCGTGCAGTAGCAGGTAATCCATTACTGCCGGCAGCACAGCAACAACAACAAGACGTAATTAGCGGTCAGTACCTAAATAGCAATCCATATTTTAACCAAGCTCTTGCCGGTGCATCACAGGGTGCAACACAAGCCTATATGGATGCAATTAAGCAAGCTCAAGGTGGCGCATCAATGGCTGGTCGTTATGGCTCTGGTGTAAGTGCTGACATTCAAAACCGTGCTGCTAATACATTGTCAAATACACTAGCAAATAAATACGGTGAACTTGCTTACGGCAATTACAACACAGAACGTGCGAGACAAGAGGCTGCTGCTGCTGGCGCACCTGCATTGGCTAACGCTGACTACACAGACATCAATCAATTGCTTAAAACTGGTCAAGCTCAAGAAGACTATGCTAACACAGCATTACAGGCAGACATTAATCGCTTTAACTACAACGAGAACTTGCCTACTGCTAAACTTAACCAGTACGCTCAATACTTGTCTGGTACACCTCAAGGTTCTACCACTACAAGCACATCAAGTGGTGGTAAAATAGTATGTACCGCAATGAACGAGGCTTATGGCTTTGGTTCATTCCGACAAGCTGTATGGTTACAACATTCTGCCAACATGAAGAATGCTAAGACGATTGAGAAGGGCTATCACACATTATTCTTACCTGTCGTAGCCTATGCCTTCAACGGTACACCAAATGCGCTTAGAAGCGCTGTAAAACGTGTTGCAGAGCATATTGCTCGTCATCGTACTGCTGACTTATGGAAAGAAATGCGTGGTAAGAAACGTGACCCACTAGGTCGTATCTACCGTGCAATCATAGAACCTATCTGCTACGTTGTTGGCAAGGTAAAGGGAGCTTAGTATGGGTCAATTAGCCGTTCCGATGATGATAGGTGCTGCCGTAGGTGGTGGCACAAAGTTACTTCAAGGTAAAGGTCTTGGTAGCATTCTTAAAGGTGCTGCTTTAGGCGGTGCAATGAGTGGTGCTACTGGTGGAATTGGCAGCTTACTTCAGCAAGGCGCTACTGGTGCTGTAGGTGCTGCTAGTGGTGCTGGATTAGGTGAAGCTGGCATTACATTAGCTCCATCATTGGTTAGTGATACCGCATTATCTTTAGCTCCAACAACAGCAATAGGCAATACTGGTATTGGTATTAACTTAGCAAACTCAGCACCAACGTCATTACTTGATTACAGTTTTAATCCTGCTATTGAAAATTTATCACAGACTCCATTATCACTTGCAGGTGGCGGTATTAATTTACCAAGCAGCGTAGGTACTGAATTGGCAAAAGGTAATGTTGGAAGTATGGGAAATAACTTTGCTAAATTTGCTGACAAATACGGCATGGTTGATAATTTAAATGGTGCAGCAAAAATGGCTATGAACTATCAACCAACACCATTACAATCAGCGCCAAGTGGTACAGTAAAAGTTGGTCAAGCCCCTACAGGCGATATATACGATGAATTGCGAAAATATGGCTACACATTGCCTAAACGCAGAGAAACAAACTTTAGTTTGATAGGATAATATATGGCAAACGGATTATTAGATTATTTAAGTGGCTTTGGTGCAACAGCTCCAGAGTACATGGGAAGCCTTCTTGGTGAAGACGCTGTAGACAAGTTAAGAGGTCGTGCAGCTACTACTGGTATCGCCAATGCTGTTTTAGGTTACCTAGCAGCGCCTAAGAATCAAAACTTAGGGCTTGGTCGTATCATTGGTCAATCATTACAGGCTGGTATGCAAGGCGCACAAGGTGTATACGATACTGCTTTGACTGACTGGCAAACTCAACAAAAAATTGCTGAGATGCAACGTCAACAAAAACAACAAGCAGCACAAGATTTGTTTAGGACTCGTATTGGTCAGCCTAATGCAACTCGTGATGTTGTTACGCAAGATACTATGCAAGTGCCTGTTGCACAAGGTACAGAAGCGCCTAGTTTCCAAACACAAATGCCAGTACCAACAGTAACTAAGCAACAATACTTTGACCCAAAAGTAATGATGAATGAAGCATTACAATCTGGTGCATTGCCATTTGACAAGTATTTAGAATACTCAATAAAAGAAGCAAAACCTAGAGAAACAACTATTGCTCCTAATGGTCAATTAATTTATAAAGATACTGGTGAATTAGTTACATCAACATCATTTGCTGCTCCTAAAGAAGCGCCATCAATGACTGAAGAGCCAAACAGAGTAGCTTTTGCATTGTATGGAAAACCATTAAATCAATTAAATCCACAACAAGTTGGAAATGTTAATACTTATATAGAACAAGGTAAAGTTAGAGTTGCTGGGGCTGGTGTTCCTAGCTCACAACCAACATTTACTAATGCAACTGAATTAAGAAAAGAATTTAGAGCAGACCCTACTGTTAAAGCATTTAATGAAGTTAATACTGCATATAATCAAATTAAAGGTTCTTTATCTAATCCATCTCCAGCAAATGATTTAGCTGCTGCTACCAAGTTTATGAAGTTACTTGACCCAAATTCTGTTGTTCGTGAGTCTGAATTAATAATGGCAATGAATGCAACTGGGTTATTTGATAGAGTGCAAAATTATGCTAATTATGTAATTAGTGGTAAAAAATTAAATGCTACTCAACGTGAAGATTTTGCTAATGCTTCTGCAAAACTATTTGAAGCAGCTTTACAAAGCAAAAATGCTATTGAAAATCAATATATAGATATTGCTAAAACTGGTGGATTAGACCCAAAACTTATTGTTGGTTCTCCTACATCTCAAGATTCTATTCAATCAAGAGCGCAAGCTGAAATTGCTAGAAGGAAAAAAGATGGAAAATAATATATCAGATGAGCAATTAAAAAAACTTTCATCAAAAGATTTGTATTACTTGTCTTCTGATAAGTTAGATAAAATATCAATAGAAGGATTAAATATACTTGCTTCTCCATCAAGTCAAGGTATATCTGCACAAGGTATACCAACCGATACTGGAATGCCAGATATTTTACCTATGGTATCACAACCAACCACGCTAGGCGAAAAAGCTATTGGTGCTGGTGAGGCTGCATTGTCTGCTATAAGTGGCGCTACTACAGGCACTTTAGGTGGAATGATGAATATGCTAACTACTCCATCTGCTAAAGTATCTGCTCAACGTGAAGCTGAGTTTAAGCGATTAAATCCAAATGTACCTTATAATCCTTTAGAGCAAAAATTTATTCAAGGTGCAGAACAATTTACTTATTCTCCAAGAACTAAAACTGGGCAAGAGTATGCCGGCAATATTGGTGATGTAATTAAAGAAAGTGGATTGCAAGGTTTAGTTGGTATGCCTATTGCTGGCAAAGTAGTGCCAAAATTATCTACTCAACAACCAGCAAAATCTGGTGTCACATCAAGTATTTTAGGTATGACAACTGGTACTGGTGCAGAGGCTTTAAGTCAAGCATATAAGGCAGGTAAAGAAGGCGGTACTAGGGCTGATGTATTTAAAGAAAACTTACGTGGTGAAGTGCCGGTAGAATTAGTTTTAAAAGATGCCAAGAATGCTTTAGAGCAAATGAAAGCCAATAAATCTGCTGAGTATGTCGCTAATAGACAAGGCTGGGCTGCTGATACTACTAAGTTAGATTTTGATCCTATTGAACAATCATTTAAAACTCTTGAGGATTCATTAAAACAAGGTGGTAAATGGAAAATTGGTAAAGACGAAATTAATAAAGTAAATGAAGTAAAAAGTGTTATTTCCTCTTGGAAAAAATCACCTACATTGCATACTACAGTAGGTCTTGATGCATTAAAACAACGTATTGATGCAATCTACCCAGATAGTCCAAAACAAAACCAAGCACAACGTGTTATATCTCAAGCAAGCAAAGCTGTTAAAGAAGCTATTATTAAACAAGCTCCAGATTATGAAACAGCAATGAAAGATTATGAATCAATGTCTTCAACAATTAAAGATATTGAGAGTGCATTATCTTTAGGTAATAAAGCATCAAAAGATACGGCATTGCGTAAATTACAGTCTTTAACTAGAAATAATGTGCAAACCAATTACGGTGGCAGATTAGATATGGTCAAGCAATTAGAAGACGTTGGCGGTGCTAACATTATGCCATCTGTATCTGGACAAGCATTAAGCGCAAAAATGCCTAGAGGTCTTGCCGGTCAAATTGGTGGTACTTTTGGTGGCTTGGCTGCTTATACAAATCCAGCATATTTAGCTACATTACCGTTCATGTCACCAAGATTAATGGGTGAGGCTTCTTATGCTGCCGGTAAAGCATCAAACTATATGCCAACAATACCAAGAATTCCATACAATCAATTGCCTTATTTAGGATTACTTAATCAACAACCAGAAGAACAAGGAAATTAGCATGACTCCAGAAGAACAAAAAGAATTACACAAAGCAGCATTCAAAGAGGCTATTTCCGAGTGGCTAGACAAGCAATTTGCTACGGTTGGTAAGTGGACATTACGTGGTATCACATCGGTGGCTCTAGGTATGTTTCTGTATGCCTACGCTGCTGCACATGGCTGGGTAATAAAGTGAAACAAGTTATGATTAATCGCATTGCATTGTGCGAGAAGTGTCGGCAAGCATTTATTATTAATGAGCAGGGCGATGAAACAACCTGTGACAATTGTTTAGCGGAAGACGAGCTAACACACGAACTGCTAGACTCTGGCGATTTAATCGGGATTAATTATGACCATACATAACCTATTTGGTGGAGCGCAAGACTACTTTGAACATATGGTTGGTAAGACCATAGAAGAGGTAGGCATCTTTGATGGTGAGCTAGTAATATTCCTAGATGACTTGTCTGAGGTATGTATCTTTGAAGACGAAGCAGGATTAGCAATGCAAATTAACGAACGACCAGAATTGGATGGATAAATGTTTACTTTACTGACTACACTCGTATCTTTTTTAACTGGCGGTGTGCCTAAGATATTAGACTTCTTTCAAAACAAGTCTGACAACAAGCACGAACTAGCTATGGCTCAATTGCAGATGACGCAACAGCTAGAGCTACAGAAAGCTGGATTTGTATTACAAAAGGACATTGAGGAAATCAAATATGACCAGATACAAACGCAAGTTGCTGGCGCAGAAAGAACTGCACTCTATGAACACGACATTGAGATTGGCAAAGGCGCATCAACATGGGTTATCAACCTACGTGCTATGGTTCGCCCTGCCATTACTTTTGGTCTGTTTGGCTTGTTGGTTGTGGTTGAGTTATTTGGCTTTTACTATGCCATTCACACTAACATAAGCTACCAAGATGCTATGCGTACATTATGGTCTGATGATATGCAAACAGTATGGGCATCAATTGTAGCTTTTCACTTTGGTACTCGTGCCTTTGCAAAATAGGAGTAATAATGGAGCCAAATAAACTCATTCCAATGATATTTCCAGCAATGGTTGCAGCAGTTGGCTGGATGATTTCAAGTGTTAATACTATGCAAAATGAATTAGTAGATATTCGTTCTAAAATGCCAGCTTTGATTACTTCACAAGGTGTTCCAACTGATAGCCCATTATCTGCTGAAGCTCGTAATAAACTTAAAGAAGAGCTTAATACTAAAATAGGCGAGTTAAATGTCAGGATTCGTATTTTAGAAGAACATGATAAAGACAGAAAATGAAGACATCGCAACAAGGCTTGGAGCTAATAAAGCACTATGAAGGTATTAAACTTAAACCGTATCGCTGTCCTGCTGGACTATGGACTGTGGGATGCGGTCATCTTATTGGCAACGGTAGTGTGCTGCCAGATAGTTGGAATCGTAAGTTTACAATAGAGGAAGTTAATGCACTACTGGCTGCGGATGTCTACAGATTTGAGCGTGGGATTGAACGCTATATATCTGCAAAACTTACACAGGGTATGTTTGACGCTCTTGTTAGTTTTAGCTTTAATCTTGGTCTTGGTACACTTCAGCGAAGCTCACTTCGTCAAAAGATTAATCGTGGCGATTATGAAGGCGCTAAAAAAGTTTTACTTAAGTATAACAAGGCTGGTGGTAAAGTATTAAAAGGCTTAGATTTAAGACGTAAAGACGAAGCAGCATTATTTAGAGGATAAGTTATGGCAAATTGGTGGGATAAAAATTTAACGGATAAACAAAAGTTTCGCTTGCAAGAGCCGAAAGACCCAAGCCTACTTGATGTTGTGTCTACCGTGCCAAATCCTGTAGGTGATGTCGCATCTGGGTTACTAGCTGCACAAGACGTATCAAAAGGTAATTATGGTACTGCTGCATTAAATGCTCTTGGCTTGTTGCCATTTATTCCCAGCATGGGCGCTATAGTTAAAAATACTGATACATTTGAGCAGTTAGCAAAAACTGGAAAGATGCGACAAGCAAAAAACAAAGAACAAGAATTAAATGATTTGATAACTGGTAAATCTAAATTTGCTGAAGTACGATTAAACTGGGATGACCCAAAGACTTACGACCTTGCAGATAAATTAAAAGCACAAGGGTTTGACTCAACAGTTACACAACAAGGTAAAGATATGGTTACTTTGTTTCATAAATCTGCTGAAGATGTAAGTCCTGTATTAAATGCTAAGACTCCTTATGATTTTGGCAAGGCATACGGATATACAGATAACGATATTGCTGCATTTTATAATAATAGATATGGCAAAGATGCAGAAAAGTATTGGAAACAAGATAGTAAATTTTTACCAGCAAAAACAGACTTTGAAAAAGCACAGGATTTAGCACAACAAAGAGCAGCATTGCCAATTAGTGAAGGCGGTCTTGGATTGCCAGTTACTAATACATATATTGATAGAGCTAAAGCAATGGGTAATGTATCTGTATATCACGGTGGCAATGATGATATTAGAGTGCCAAGTTATGCTCATAGCGGTAAGGGTGCAGACCAATATGGTAGTGCGTCACTTTATACAGCAACTTCACCATATAATGCAGGCGGATATGTAAAACCATTAGATATGATTACAGGTGAAAATACAGGTGGCAATATAATGCCTTTAATGGTTAATCCAACTAATTTTTTAGATGCAGATAAAATTCAAGCATTAAGTACAGCGCAAATAAAAAGCATTATTAATAAATCTCCAGACAAATATGCTTTATCAAATTTTGGTGATATTAATTATGAAGGAAAAGAAAAAGTATTAATGCAAGCTATAAACGCATACAAAGATGTTGGTGATGGAAGTGTATTAAGTCAGTTAAATATGCTAAATAATGATTTTTATAAAGGCAATCCAGAAGCATTTAATAAAGCTGCTCAAGAAGCTACTGGGTATAAAGGTGTTACTGTAGACATTGGTAGTGGTGAAAAGTTTATAATGCCTTGGGAAACAAGTAATATTCGTTCACGATTTGCAGCCTTTGACCCATTTAGACGCAATGAAGCAGACATACTAGCTGGTGTTGCTCCATTAGCAGTAGGAAGTTTACTTGGATTGAATACATATAATAATATGCAAGAAAAACCAAAGAAAGAAACAAAGAAAACTAAGTAATCATTCCGATGTCGCATGTATGTCGCTCTATCTCGCCATATTCTTTGCTTAGAACAATTTACCTTTTGTTAAAGCAAATTTGTATGGGTCTTTTGCATTCTTTGTTAGATTACAAGTTGGACAAGCAATAACTAAGTTATCAATAGTATGTGTTCCACCTTTTGATAATGGGTCATAATGGTCAATGTGATAACTATCATTGCAATCTACCATACACCAGTAACAAATCTTTTGTTGTTTGTTCAACCACAATTCAACATCTTTAGTTGAGTCACCAGTCTTTTCTACTGCTCTTCTTTTAAATTTATAGTTACTTTTAATAAGCCTTATCTTGTCTTTATTATTGTCAGCATAAAGTTTAGCGTAAGCATTTTCTTTTTCTTTGTTTAAATAATATGAATGTAGCCTGTTTTCTTTAATAGCATCTATATTATCTATATACCTGTTTTTATCATATTCTTTTTTGCTATCAGACTTTGATTGCAATGCAGCACATACAATACACTTACCACTTTTGGTATATTTAACTCCAGCATGACCATGTACACATACTTTGCCAAGATAGGTTACTAAGCCATTACTTATGGCAAACTTTCTATCATGGCTTGTATCTGTCACAGTCATTTTATTTAAGCATATCTGAATTAATCGTAAGCCTAGATACTTCACCGTAACGCTTGTCATATGTTATGACTTTAGCATCACGACCAGTTAGCCATCCACCACGAGCAGAATAGGCATCAGCAGGTGCTAATGTACGGTGTTGCTCCACTATCATTAGGTTGTTTTCTTTAACGTCTATGTGGTGCAAATGACCTGTATGGGCATAGGCATACTTAGTGCGACCAAACATCTCACGGAACTGACCAGCAAATACCTCGCTGACATTGT